TATGTTGAGGTTTGGGCGCGTGGGATCAAGCGCAACGAGTGGAAGCAAACGCCAGGCGTTGATAACCATTGGTGGGATTGCTTGGTGGGTGCGGGAGTGCTTGCAAATTTCGTAGGGTGTTCGGTGCCGACATGGAGTAGCGATCGACCGCGCCAGGTCAGTTTCGCAGAGATGCAACGCCAAGCCCGAGCGGGTTAGCCTCTTCACTTCCGCATGGGTTGCCAATACAATCGGGCGAAGTGATGCAACTTTACCGGGGGGAAAAGGAGCGAGCCCCCCCGGCCGCAACGATTCCCCCCGGTTTATTCTCAACGGGGGATCCCATGCCGACCGACCCAGCCGACAAACCGAAGATAAGAGAGGTTGACGGGCAAAAGATCGAGCAGCACTCTTTACCCGACCGCATTGCATGGGAAAAGCACCAGGCCGAAAAGGCCGCGGGCGGGGGCTTCGGCGCCATGCGTTTTGGCCAGGTCAGGCTTGGCGGGGTGAATGATAGCGGGGCCATGCCGCAATGAGCCTAATGTACGCGCCAGGGATACCAGTTGGCAACATGGCCCCTATCCAGGCCGCTTCCTACGATTCCGCGAGAACAACGAAGCTTAATGAACGCCATTGGGCGATCGGCCCGCAGGTATCGGATCCGACCCCCGAGCAACGCGCAACGCTTCGGAATCGAACGCGCTACGAAGTGGCAAACAATTCCCTCTTGGAAGGGATGGTAGAAACGTATGCCAGGGATTTGGTAGGATCCGGCCCGCATCCTACGTTCCGCGAGTTCGGATCCCAGCGCCGACAATTGCAGGCGGCATGGAAAGATTGGGCCGGGGAATTGTCGATCGGTTCGTTGATGAAAACGATCGCCAGGACTTACTTGATTGACGGCGAGTGTTTTCTTTTGTCGATCGAGGAGCCCCCCTACGTTCGCATCATCGAGGCGGAACGCATTGTCAGCCCTTTGATGATGAACGATGCATCAATGCAGCCCTATTGGCCAAACGCTATACCAGGGCCGAGCCAGCCAACACAGAAGCGCGAACAAACGATCGAAGGAATCGAGTATTCGCAGGGGGTGCCGATTCATTACTACGTTGACGGGGGAAACGGATTCACGGCCGATGTGCTCACGCATTTGTTCAAACAACAATTTGCAAATCAGCGCCGGGGGGTTCCGCGGCCAGCCCCCTCACTCGATATGCATGCGAACATTAGGCGCACAAACCAAGCTTGCGTTATCTCCTATGAGACGGTGGCGAAAATCTCTTTGGTGTTGCAAGCCAAGATGCTATCGGCCCAAGCTACGGGCAAGCCCTTTGAGACTATCGATTTGGTGCCAGGTTCGGCCATTACATTGCCCGAGGGATATGAGCTAGGGCAGGTCAAAGCAGAGCATCCCATGCAGAGCCATAGGGATGCGGTTGCGATGTTCGTATGCGAGGCCGCAAGATGTTTTCCGATGCCACTCAACAAGGCGCTTGGGACTTCTCAAGATTCTAATTTCGCATCGGGTTCGCTAGACAACATCGACTATGAGCGGGCCATTGCTAGCGACCAAGTTTTGCTGGCAGAGCGCTTGGTACAAAGGCTTGTTGCTATTTTCTTGATGTTGCAAGGCCTGGAATATCAAAGGTGCTTTATTGGGTGGGATAGCATCCCGCACTTAAACCCTGAAAAGCAATTTGCAGCCATCGAAAAAAAGCTTTCCATGAGACTCACAAGCAGAACGCGGGAGGCCGCCAAGCTTGGGGAAGATTGGGAGGATATCAACGAGGAGCTTGAGCGCGAAGAGCAAGCTATAGGAATGCAGAACGGGCCGGGGGATAACCTTAACGGAGAGGATACAGAAGATGAGAGCGAAACGGATGCGGATGAAACCATACAAGATGATTAAGGCCGCGGGCCGTATCAGTCTCTGTAGTGATGTTACTTTTGGGATTGCCCCAGTCGAGGCGGCCCAAGATGGAAAGCCGGGCAAAGTGCCCTTTCGGCAAGTGGCCTACACTGGCGCCAAAATGAGTATTCCCGGTTACAACTTTCCGGTTGTACTCAATCTCGCCGGGGCAGTGCTTTCCAACACCAGGCCGATACTACTTGAACACGATCGCAAGGCGCTCGCCGGGCAATCTAGCAAATGCGCGATCGAGGCCGAGGGGCTTGTGATTGAAGGCCACATGCTTGAGACAGCGGCCGCGGGTGAAGTGCTTGAGCTCGCAAACCAGGGCTTCCAATGGCAAGCCAGCGTTGGCGCGGCCCCATTGGCGCCGCCGCAGTTTATTCAAGCCGGATCGAGCGTTAACGTAAACAATCAAACGGTGGACGGACCGTGCTTGGTGTTTGCCAAATGGCAACTCGGGGAAAGTTCCTTTGTTAAGATCGGCGCGGACATGGCCACACAATCTCAGTTTGGCCAGCCGATCGCGGCGAGCTACGCAGGCCCATCTTACTTGCCATCCGTCCCGACCGGCCAAGCGCCAGGCGTTCACATGGTGCGCAACTACAACACCAACGAATCGGCGATTGAATGCGCCTTGCTACGTACGATCAATTGCGGATCCCAAACCGAAAAGCAATTCTCGGATGAAATCAACTCGGCCGCGGATTCGATGCGGGGAATCACACTTCACGGAGTTATGGCCCGCAGCATCGCCGCGGCCGGGCAAACGCCACTCTATGAACGAGTGCCGCTTTATACGAAATCAATCGAATTGATTCAGGCATCGCAGAATTCAACGGTTAGCCTACCGCGAGTTTTTGCAAATACTCTGAATAAAGCAATGCTCGCCCAAATGCAAATCATGCCGACGCTATACCAGCGCATGGTCAAGACGGATTCGGCGAGCGATTTTAGGGCCAAGAATTTTATTCGGTTAAGCGGTGTTGGTGGGTTCCAAACCGTTAACGCCGAGGGCGAATTGAAATCCCTTCGGTTACTGGATGCGCAATACTCGGCCAAGCTTGCGACCTTTGGTAGCATCTTGGGATTGAGCCGCGAGCAAATGGTTAATGACGATGTGGGCGCCTTTGCGCAGTTGCCAGAGATTTTCGGGCGGGCCTCGGCCTTGGCGATTGAGCAAGAATTCCACCGCGTTTTTCTCGCCAGCTTTGTTGCCGGGAATACTATCGGCCTACCGCCAGCGGGTCACCCCCTCAACGGTGTTCTAACGGCGTTGGATTTGAGCCCATCAAACATGAACGCCCTCACTTGGGTTCTTCAGTTCTTCAGGGACCAAAGGGACTCGCAAGGGATGCCGATGATGGCCCAGCCTCAAACGTTGTTTGTGCCGACATCCTTGGAGGTGCCAGCGCTTCAAACAATGACCGCCATCAACGCGACGACCACAGCAAACACAAACGTACTTGCGGGCCGTTTTAACGTTGAGGTTAGCCCGTACTTGAACAACGCAAACATTGCAGGGAACAGCCAAAAGGATTGGTATATCGTTGGGAATCCAAACGTTTTGCCGTTCTTGATTCTGCTATTCCTGAATGGCGCCTCAAGCCCAACGTTTGAATCCGCAGATATGGATTTCTCCGTTGTGGGTGGGATGCGTTGGCGCGGTTATTGGGACTTCGGGTTCAATGCGGCCGAGACTCAAGGCGCCGCCAAGATCGATGTTGCATAGCGAGACCGCTTGAGCGAGCCGGAGAGGGGTTCGCTTAGGTTATGCCGCGGGCCGACGATGAACGGCCCGCGGCCTCTTCCATTCACAATTTTTCAGGAGTCAGGAAACATGCCGAATACTTTTTGTAGATCGTTCCAAGAAGGAAATCGAATCGACCATACGCCATCCGCATCGGTTGCGGCCGGAACTATCATTGTCCTCAACGTAGGAGCGGGGCAAAACAGAATCAAGGGCGTTGCTACGAGCGACATGCCAGCCAACGAGCCGGGTTCATTGGATGCGACCCACGGCCGCATCTACGAGTGCGCATTTGTGCCAGGTGCCAACGTTGCAGACATGCAGGATATTTTTGTTGAGCCTGACGGGGATTTGGTTCTGACCTCGGCCAGCGGTGTGAATCCTAAATTCGGCCAGGCCGTAGGGGCTTACTTGTCCACGGCAACGCTGGTTCTTGTTAGGGCAACATTTGTTTTGTTGTTTATGCTTGGCGTTGCACTTGGCCAAGATTGTGCGGACGGAAAGTGTATACCAGTTGAGGCCAACGTCATCGTTGCTGATACCCCGCACGTTCGATGCATGGTTGGGAATAGTTGCGGGAGTGGGACCATTTGCGGATTCGATGCGACGGGCGCCTATGTTTTGTCCAATGCCCACGTTTGGGGAACGCAACTCGGAAAGGTTGTCAACATCGATGCCGTGGTGGGCGGAGTTCAAAAACGGACTCAGGGCCGCTTGGTGTTCGCTGGATACTCCAGCACAAGGATGGTTGATTTCGCGATTGCCCTATGTCCAAACCTCAAGAGTGAGCGCTATATGCCCTTGCTACGAACAGAGCCAGCGGGCCAGCCGTTCGAAACAATTGGCAGCCCAAGATGTGTTTGGCCGCAAGTGCGAAAACCCTTTAACGACCCTCGCAACTATGGCGATGGTTTAGTCACAGGTTCGCCGGATGCGATCGGGGGGCAAAGTGGTAGCGCTATCTACAACGCGGCCGGGCAGCAAATCGCCCTTCTCACATGGTCAATCAATGGTCGATGTGCGGGCCAAAAGACTTCCAAGCTATGGCAGGTTGCAACTAGCCGAAACGTATTGCTCGCCGATGTTCGGCCCGAGGGGCTTACGGAAATGGGCGAGCCATGCCAGGAAGGCGTGTTCGGTTCGGTTCCTTTCCTGCAGGAAGTGCAATCTGGAAATGTTCGTCCAGTGACGGAAAACGTGATCGCCTCGCTAGCCTCATCATCCATGGAGCAAATGCCGATTTGGTTCGACGCCAGCAAGCCAGAGCCAGAGCCCGATTGTTTCGAGCTCACAGAGCAAGAAAAGGAATTGATTAAATTCCTTCGCAAACAAGCAGAAACGGGCGTAGGCGAAACCAAATACAACTGGGCCGAAATCATTCGCCTGGTCCTTGAGCTTATTGCCATCATCAACAAAAAAGGGAACTAAAATGCCGATTCAATTCAACGTTGCCACGCGGAACGGTAGACTAGATGCGATCGAGACCACAAACGGCACAAGTTGCTCACTTGAGATTCGTTCGGGCGCTGTTCCCGCCAACTGCGCCGCAGCAAATGCAGGATCCGTACTTGCGACTATAAATTTGCCAGCCGATTGGATGGCCGCAGCGACAGGCGGTCAAAAGCTTATAGCGGGCAGTTGGCAGGATCTCAGCGCCGACGCTACGGGGACCGCGGCCCATTTTAGAATGTTCAACTCCCAAGCGACCAAGGACGGTACAACGTGCTTTTTGCAGGGGACCGTAACAGCAACAAGCGGGGGAGGCGATATGGAGCTCACTTCGGTTAGTTTGACCGCTGGACAATCCGTGTCCATTACTACTTTTACCCTGACAGACGGTAACGCGTAACGATGCCGCTAACACTCGATAAACTCATCGGGGCCTATAAACAGGTTCTTCCCCTCACAAAAACGAACGTTCTTACGACCGTTGCGGGCCTTCCGTTCACTCTATTCGACCGCGCAGGCGTTCCGGCCGCGGGGAGTCTAAGCCCAGGCAACACGACAAACGGTATCGTTCCAGTCGATACCGACGCAACAGGGTACCCGGTGCTTGATAATCCCTTGGGGACCAACAAGCTTTATTTGTCGAGGGTTGCGATAAACGCCAGCGTTGCTATGTCAATCGATCTCTATGACGTATTATTCATGGCGGGCCAAACGACGATCCCAACGACCGGGACAACGACCGTCGCCCTAACAAGCCGACCTAGTTTCAGTGGCCGCGTTCCGTTTTTGGCGGACGGTGCAACGCGCGATTGGTCACGCGTAGAGTTGTTTATCCAAGCAAGTACCGCGCTTTCCAATCACGCACATACTTGCTCGATTGATTATCTTGACCAAGGCGGAGCCGCGGGCAACACTGGCAACGTATCAACGCAAGCTATTACCGTCAATCGATGGATCCGTTGCCCGCTAGCGGCGGGCGATTCAGGCGTTCAAGAAATCACAGGATACAACGTCAACGGCGTGGCTAGCGCTACGGGAAACGTTTCCGTGTTGGCAGCCCGAAGGCTAGGAAGCTTTCGCACACAGGGCGGTTTGTCCTCGCTCTACGGGCCAGACTATACGGGCTTGCCCGAGTTGTACGGCAACTCGGCCATCGTGATGGTATGCCGTTCGGATAGTACAAGTTCTGGCACTCCAGACGTCTTGATTGAAGTCGCGCACATGGATCCTAACGCCTAATGTACGTAAATTTGAGACTCCTCGGACTCGGACTTACCAGGCCGCATTTACGCCGTTTAAGTTCGACCGTGCAAAATCTCAACCATTGCGGGGTGTGCAAGTATCCTTCGATTCAATCCGAAATGCTTTTCGGCCCGCCAATCGCCGTGACGGGAACGCTGGCGCGGACCTTGGCAAATGCGACGCTAGTCGCAGTGGATTCAGTTGGAGGAGTGACCGGAACGCTAACGCGGACGTTGGACAACGCTACGGTTGCCAGCGCGGGCAGTATTGCGAGCGGCCCGAGCGGAACGCTAACGCGGACGTTGGACAACGCTACGGTTGCCAGCGCGGGCAGTATTGCGACCGGCCCGAACGGAACGCTAACGCGGACGTTGGACAACGCTACGGTTGCCAGCGCGGGCAGCGTTGCGACCAGCCCGATCGGAACGCTAACGCGGACGTTGGACAACGCTACGGTTGCCAGCGCGGGCAGTATTGCGACCGGCCCGAGCGGAACGCTAACGCGGACGTTGGACAACGCTACGGTTGCCAGCGCGGGCAGCGTTGCGAACGGCCCGAGCGGAACGTTAACGCAGAGCTTGGCCAACGCTACACTTGCCAGCGCGGGCAACGTAGTCAACAACGATCCGATCGGGAGCGGAACGGTAACGCATACGTTGGGCAACGCTACGCTACAGTCGATAGCGATCGCAGTTTCTAACGATGACCTTGACGATATGTCGGATATCATCGAGGCCAACGCCGAATTGATTGGCTACACGTTTTCGGGGAGCGTTGGCCAATGTCGCGCATGGTGGGGCCGCCAGGATCGAGAGGTTAAACGCGTAGACGGTGCCAGGCTTGCGTTTACGAAACGAGACTTGATGGTGGTCCGCGCCGATCTCCCAAGGGAGCCAAAAGCAGGCGATCAATTTTCGGCCGAAGGGGTTTGGACGGTTCGACCCAGAGGGGAGGATTGCTTCACAGCTTCCGACCGCAGGGCAAAGCTTTTGAGAGTGTACGTGACCAAATGACATCCAGAGCCCAAACAATTCAAGAAGGCGTTGCCAGAATTTTTAACGCAGTATCGCCGACCAATGAAGGATGGGTGAAAGTTGCGGACAATCCGCAAATGCCCATCGATGATTTGCTACTTGGCGTTCCGATGGGTGTTGCCATGAAAGCCGGGATGACCTCGGAGCGAGTGGCCCGCAACGTATTTCAACGGACCTACAAAACGGCCGTTGTGCTCCGGTGTTTGTGCAATGGTGCCAGGTTCGCAACTTCGGATCAGTTTGTTGAGTTTATAGAACGGGCGGCCGAGTATTGCGAAACGGTTTGTAGCCCGTTGAGAATTACGAAATGCGCTATTGAAGTTCAAACCGACCCCGAGGAGTTCGAGCAAAACGGGATTACGTCAACGCTGGTTATGGTCGAGGCGATGGAGTGGCCCGCGTTATGATTCGAGCATCCATGCAATTAAACTTCCGGCCATTGGATAAGGCCAAAAAACAAGCGGCCTTTAAGGGCATTTACCAGGCGGCCGGATTCATTCGAACTACCGCCAGGCGTTCGATCAAGCGCCGCAAAACTCCGAGCCCAGCCGGGCAGCCGCCAAGCACACAGACCGGCCGCATAAAGAATGCTTTGGCCTTTGAAGTCAGAAACGAACATACGGCCATCATCGGGGCGAGAGCTTCAATTGTTGGGCCTATCCTCGGCGTCATGGAAGCCGGGGGACGATTTCGGGGAACGCTTTACGATTCACGGCCGACCATGAAGCCAGCACTACAAAAGGCATTGCCACGAATGCCGGAAGGATACCGATTCAAATGAGTTCGCGAAACATTCTATTAGGCTTTGAGGGCGTTTTGCTTTTGAATACAGCAACGAGCACGCCATACGCAACGCCTACTTGGGACGAAATTGATACCGTCAAGAATATGGCCCTTAAAGTAACGAGCCAAACCGCAGATATCGGGATGAGGCGGGGCAAGGGTTGGGGTTCGCAAATGAATTCGATCAAGGATTTGCCGATCGAAGTCGAAGCCCTTTACGAAAAGGGTAACGCGGACCTAAACGAATTCTTCCTAGCGGCCATTACGCCGAGGAAGTTTCTCGATTGTGTCATTCTTGACGGGCCGTTGGTTGAGGCCGCCGGGGGTGTTGCATCGAAGGGGATGCGAGCGCACTTCAACATTTCCGATTGGGAGTTAGGCCAGCAACTCGCAGACGGGCAAATGGTCAAATTCACTATGGCCGTTGGTTACTTTATTGCCGGTCAGGAGCCCAAGCCCTTCACGGGAACGGTTGCGACATAATGTTCATTGATAAGAAAAGCCGGGTTTGGGATCTATCGTTCACTTGCGCGGAGCTTTTCGCAGTTCAAGAGGCCGAGGGGATCGACCTATCCGACATCGAGGCCGTTATCGAGTTGTTATCGAGTCCGCGGGCCTTCCTTGGCGTTTGCTGGGTGCTCGCCAAGGCCGAGGCTAGGGACATTGATTTCATAACCTTTTGCGCGGGCTTTGATGGGGATACTATCGAGGCGGCCCAGGCCGAGCTATGGAGGGCTATCGAGGTTTTTTCCCCAAGCGGCCGGAAGGAGTTGATAGCGAATTTGGCCGCGAAGATAGCAGACCACACAAAAGCCCAGATCGAAGCGGCCGGGGCCAGATTGAAACAATCTGGAAGCTTGCCGGAAGGATCGGAATCGACCCCAAGCCCTTCACCTACCGACAGCTTGACCTAATGGCCCTAGGCCGCTTTGAGGCGGATTGCTTGATTGCGGCGAGGGTTTGCGCGGGGCTTGGGACGGTGCTCAATTGGGGCGGCCATAGTTTTACCCCTTCGCAGTTCATGCCAGGCGAGCAAGCGGCCAAGCCCGCCAAGATCGAAGCCAGCCTAGCGATAGAAGCCCTTCACGGAGTTTACCTAAGATGAGCCGAGCAGATATCAGAGCGGGGGGCGGATACGTTGAGCTATCGACCCGAGACGCCAAATTCTATGCAGGCCTCAAGCGTTCCCTTGGGGCCGCCAGCAAGTGGGCCGGATCGGTCAGCAAATTGTCCGCAGTTGGGGCCGCGGGCTTTCTAGCGGGCGGAATCGGAATCCAGGGCGGGCTTCAGGCGATTACTTCGGCCATCAGTGGATTTTCAATCCTGGGGTTTACGAAAAGCTTTGCCGATGCCGGGAGCGCAATCGATGATATGAGCCAACGGACCGGAATAGCGGCCGAACAACTTTCGGCGCTGCAGTTCGTTGCTCAAATGAACGATGCCACGCTTCAGGATGTTGGCGTTGCGGTGAAGGGGATGAGCAACTTTTTATTTGCGGCCGCGAGTGGATCCGAGGATGCGACCGAGGCTATCCAAAAACTCGGGTTGAGCCTCCGAGCATTACGCCAGGCCGATCAATTCGGCCGCTTTCGAATGCTTTCCGCGGCCCTCGGCCAGATTGGGGATCCGGCCATCAAAGCCGCCATGGCCATGAAGGTGTTTGGGAAAGGTGCTATTGCGTTGTTGCCGATGATAAACGCGGGGGCCGCTTCCTTCGATGAACTCACGGCCAAGGCCAAGGAACTCGGGTTAGTCATGAGCGCCGAGGATGCGAGCGCCGCGGCCGAGCTTGGGGATTTGCTGGATACCGTAAGCTTGGCGGCCTCGGGCCTATCGAAAAAGCTTGGGGCCGCGTTGACACCACAAGTCACAAAGCTACTCGGAACAGCGATAAAAATTATCAGCCCGATAGGCCAGTGGATCGAAGCAAACCGGGATTTGATCGGGACCATTGTTCCGATCGCCGCCGCGGGGTTTGCGGCCGCGGCCGGTGTTGCGGTTCTCGCCGGTGGGGTTAGTTTGCTTGCTCCATTGGTTCCACTCGCCTTACAGATCGGCGTTGGGTTGCTTGCGGCCGGAGCCGCGGCCCGAGTTGTTTACCGCAACTTCGGTACACTCGCCAGTATTGGCGGCCAAGCTTTCAGCTTCATCGCATCGAGTGCGGCCAGTGCCATAGGTTCCCTTGGTGGTAACTTCCGATCATTCCTAAATTGGGTTGTCGGTGGGTTCCGGTCATTCGCGAGCGGTGCCATCGAGAACCTATCCGCCATCGCAACGGCCGTAAGCAATGGAGAGCTTGGGGCCGCGTTTGATTTGGTTCTCGCAACTTTCGACATGGCATGGGATTCTACCATTGCAGCATTCCAGGCCGGTTGGGGCGAGCTTACCAATAACATGGCGTTGTTAGGGATCGAAGCCGCCTACGCGTTTTGGATCGCTTGGGAAAACGCGTTCGCGGGCATCAAGACGCTAGGCATTGACGTCAGTTCAACGCTTCGGAAGGCTTGGTTTGGTTTGCAATATGAGCTTGCGGGCATGGCCGAATTCACTGGGATCGCCGCGCCGGGTTCTCAAGCCGCCATGGCCCAAGATTTGATCGATCAAGACAACGCAGCCAGCGCCGCGGGCCAGGCTAGGAAAAAGGAAATCGAGGACAAACGCAAGGCCGCAGTTGGAGGGCTTGAGGCAAACCGGACGATTGACAGGGACGCCAACGCAGCCCAGGGCCAGCGGCGAGGCGATGCAGCGGCCGAGCGAGTGTCAAAGGCCATGGAGGCATACAATAAAGCCCTTGCGGCCGCCAAGGCCGCGAAGGGCAAAACTAACGATGGAAGCGCGGGAGGCCTCGGGCCGCTTGCGCTCAAAATGCCAGGCATGCCAGGCTTCGAGGGCTTCGGCGAGTCAGCAACAAACCGAGCGGAAAACGTGGGAACATTTTCGGGCTTCGGTGCGGCGGTTGGTTCGACCGTCAAATACGACCAAGAGCAAGTGAAGCAACTTGGCAAAATTCATGATACCTTGCGAGAGATCGCGTTGAGAAATCTGGGGATAGCGTAATGCCAACACTAGGAGAGGATCTACCCGTTGAGGGAACGCCATACCCCGAGCTGCCGGGCGGTGCGCTTTCCTTGTTTGACATCACAATGGAGGAACGGAACGACTCGCGATCCATCGTGTCAGGGGTCAATCAGGATCGAGAGATCCGCCGCTATGCGCTATGGTGCAACAACGAGAGCGCCATCGATGATGAATACTTGGAATACTACATACGTTCCAAGATCGAGAACAACGCACCGGCCGAAGTCGATGGGGGCCTACGGCCCAAGATCATTCGCATCGAGCCCCAGCGCGGGGGAATCTTTCATGCCGATGTTGAGTATGGTTTGATCGATGTTACGGCCGGATTTGAATTCGATACGACCGGGGGGACTACCTTGATGCGTCAAAGCTTTGGCACTCGCCGCTATGGTTCGGGGCCGGTGTTTGGCGGCCTCATCAATTGCAGAGACGGAAAAGTAGAAGGCGTTGAGATTACCCAGCCAGTCATGACCTTTTCCGAAACGCGGAGCTTTCTCAACGTATCAAACGCCTATCGGAATTTTCTTTACCGAATGACCGGCCGTGTTAATTCGGGGGCCTTCAAGGGAACGGCCGCGGGTGAATGTCTGTTCATGGGTGCCAGGGGCCGCAAGCAAGGCCGAGACAATTGGACCGTTCAATTCAACTTCGCTTGCTCCGAGAATCTAACGGCCTTGAGTCTCGCAGGCGGTGCGGTTGTTGTGGATTCGAAACTAGGTTGGGAATACTTATGGATGTACTATGAGGACAAAGTAGATTCCGATCGATTGATTCCTTACCCTCAAGCCGCCTACGTGGAGCAAACGTACCTTCTCGCAGATTTGACAGCCCTTGGGATCGGAAGTTGATATGTGGCCCGTAAAGTTCAAAGGCGATGCGTTCATACCAACGGCCCAAGAATTTCAGGCCCAACGCCAGGCGATGCAATTGGCCTTGAGAAAGTCAATTCAGAAAACCGCCCCAGGAATGGAAGTTAGTTTCGAATCTCAAACGTTGGTCAGAGTCAAAGCCCACGCGACCTTAGCGCGTTGGAGTCCGATAGGCATTCAAGGCGGGCCGATGTTTACATTTGCGGGCGCGGGCTTCCCAAAAGGAATGGAGGAACGGACAGCCCTTCAAGGGGCCGCGCTCGCAAACCGCAAACCGTGGGGGATACTCGCCGAGCCGGTGGCGGCCAATAAGTTCGCATGGGTGATCGTCAAAGGGGTCGCGCTCGCCAACGTGACGATCGACAACACGGCCCGACCTAACCTCGGTTGCGATTGCGAAACGGGCCAGGCGGCCCTAGTGGTGAAGGAAGGCGGCCCCGCGAGGATCCTATACCGCCAGGCGGGAACAGGCTTGCGGCCGTGCATCATCGACATATCTCCGACGACTCCGAGGTTCTTCATTGGGACCAATGCGGCGAGCAGCATAGCGCCGGGGTTCTTCGGGTTGATAACAGCCACAGGGGATACTTCGTTTATTGTGTGGGCGAAAAATGAAAGCCCCACGGGAACGGTTGCAGCAAGTGCCAAGGTTGGATGCACTTGGGACGACCTACAACGAAGCTACGTTATCACCCTAGAGTTTTGCGAGGCTTGAAGCATGCCATGCGACATGAAAAACGTGCCGGGGGAACCATGTTGCGGAGGGGCTTCTTGTTTATGCGGCGCCGCTTGGGCGCTAGAGGATTGGAGCTTTGGTGTATTTGGCAAAACGTTTAGCGGGGGTTGGAGCCCAGCGATATTGGAGCCAGAAACCTGCGCTAGGTCAGGTGCCGATTGTGTTTACGATGCCCCGCTATTGGTTGTCGATACCATTGAGGATAGCGGTTGGATTGATTTGGAAATGCCGGTGTTGTCGGCCTTATGCCTATGCGATTCTTGCGGCGGATATGCCGGCCGAAAGGTTCAGCATTGGAGACGGAGCGCCGCCTACTGTTCCCGCGTTGCGGTTTGGCATCATGTGCAAACCTACGCTTCGTTCAGTGCAATTTCTTGCGGTGCCAGCGGGGTGAAGTTTTTCGCAAACGTGATTTACTCCGTCACGCGAATTGTGCAAGCTACCGACCGCATAAGCAATCGATACAAGAAATGGGAGCGCGATTGTGACGCAGGAACACAAGAGGAAGTGGGCGATTTTGTTTATCGATGTGGAGACGTGGACGACTACATAATTGGATCGATTGTTCTTCCGTGTCGTTGGCCCCAGCTAAATACCGCAGGCCTATGCGCTCAGAGTACGAATCTCACAATACCAGATTGCGCCCCCGCGGTGGAAGGTTTGGTGTTGAACGATGTGATTCGATTGCGTTGCATTGACGGTGCTTGCGTGTCAGTTACTACCGCCGAGCTCTTTGCATGTGCGGCCGGCAATCTGGATGGAGGTTGCGCTTGTAGCCAGCCTTTCCAAACTTGCACTTTCGGAGTACCTATTGACGCTGGCACGGGATCGAGAGCGCAAAGGCGCCAGTATTCCATCGACTACGAATCCGAATGTTACGATTGCGGTTCACTTCCATCGACAGTCGAGCTTGAAAGGACGGGTTCATTTCCGGGCATTGCAGGTACCGGGGATGTTACGCTTAACGTTTTTGATTCTGCTACGGGCGCCGGTTGCGGGACAGCCCCGGCCGTTCCGATAACCATACCATTCTTGTTATCGGTTGCGATTTCATGATTCCGACCATAATCAAACTTACCCGAGAGCAGGCCCTAGAGCGAATTGCAAACCACGATCTATTTATCAATAGAGATACGGCCGAGAATCCTTCGGAGCCTATCGATACCGAGTTCGTCAAGAGATTGCAGCGAGCGCACTGGGAGGAGATTCACACAAAGCAAATGAGCCCAGAGCAATTTTCGTTGTGGCTAGAAACCATTCCAGGCGTTTGCAATTGTCGGCAAAAGGCCGCCAAGATAATCGCCGCAAATCCCCCCCGATTTGATGATTGGTTTCGGTGGGGTTGGGAGTTTCATAACGCAGTGAACGCGGAGCTTGGCAAGCCATCGATTGCCTACGATGAGGCCTCGGCGTTTTGGCGTTGGGTCTGCCAGGCATCCGATAGCGTTTAGCTAGGGTTCGGTTGCGATTACTTGAATGGCGCCAGTAGCAAACCTTACGCAGAGTTGCGTTTTACCGGATCCGTTATCACGCAGAAACAGTCTACCGCCATTAGCCGCGGGGGCCGCGGGGTCAGTTTGTTCGGTGATTTCTATATGGCGATCGCCGAAGTGGACTTGTTTTGAGGAAGTCGATCTAGCGTTTGCACCTATCGCAACTGAATCGCCGAAATCCTCAGCGTTCGAAAGGTATCCGATTGCAACGCCGTTGATATTAGCGCGAGCAGCATACCCAACCGAAGTAGCCAAAGAGTTGACGTTTACAGCCGATTCACCAACAGCAACGCCAGCCGCCCCAGATACCGAATTTGCTCCTATGGCCACGCCCGAGCCGCCAGCATTTGCGGCCGATCCGGCCGCTAGTCCGGCGTTGGCGGAAACAGAGGCGTTGTGACCGAGCGCCGTTGCATCGGCCGCGGATCCGGTGCTTGCGCCAGTTCCCATTGCTAGCGAATCTATTCCATTGGCGACCGACCGAGGGCCAGCCGCAATAGACGTTGGCGACGCCCTTCCGGTTAGTAGGTTACCCCTATCAACACTTTCAAGAGTTCGGTTTGTGTTCTCCGAAAGATCAGCAAGCAACGTTGTCGGCACGCCGTTAAATTCCCCATAGGCGGCCAGGCGTTCTTTACTAATTCGAGCCGCAAAGTAAAAGCGATCGCCCGCAACTACCGGAAGTGTAGGCCATTCAAAAAGCAAAGCCCCAGTAGTTGGAGTGCCTACACAGATGCAAGGCCGAACATCGGTAAAGTCAGAGCGGAAAGTGACGTACACATCTCCATTTTCAGGATCCTTCCAGCCGCGTTGGGCGAACATAACAAGCCCATCGCGCCCAGTTCGGATCGGAAGTGTTAGAAATGGAACTTCCGCAGCCGCGTTGTTTTGGCGACTGATCCCATAAAGACCATTCGCCCCGTTGTCGGATCCGAGGACAATTCCTTTATTGGTCGCGGTCAAAACGGTTGGGCCGTTAAAAGCGCCGCCGCCCATCGCAAAGGCTTCGCGGTCAAGTAGTGTCCATGTGGTGCCGTTATTGGTACTAACATAAACCCCACCCGCGGTTCCATGGCCTTCCGACAAGTAGAATCGATCGGAGATAGAATCATAACAAGCGCCATGCAAGTGCGAATTGGTGTTTGCCGTGGATCCGTGAAGCGTCAAAGTATCGTAGCGCTGAATCCATGTATTGCCAGAGTCAACGCTAATATGGGCGTAACGAGAATTCGGCCAGGTGGTTGAATACTCGGCGATGATGAACTTTTGCCCATCGCCATCAATCGAAAAGCCCAAGAAAACGCAAGTAGTGTTGGGGGTTACTTTGGGGGCGGACCAAGTAGCTGCGTTGCCATTCGCCCAGCCAATGGATTTCCTGAGCTTAGTTTGTGACAGAACAACAACTTCGCCATCGGATGTCGGGATGATGCGAACAATAAAGGCATCGTCCCCCGTATCGGGCCAAGAGTTGCAATACAAAGCCCAGGTAGCGCCTTCGTCATTCGATCGGTAGATATCGCCCGACAGAATGCCCCACATATAGCCACCAAAGCACTCAATAAAGCGCGGTTCGGATGATGTGTCCTCGGTTGTTACGTTAGCGATGTTGCAACGACATCCGGAGGGGAGCGCGTTTCCAGCCGGGCCTTGAGCCCCCCCAACTTGATTCAGATCGAAGCCGCCGCCGGTTTGGGGTTCAAGTGTAAAACTCATTTAAGCATGCCCAGCACTTACGAGAATCAAAGCAGTAATAGGCCGACGTTTGAATCCGGCCGCATCAGTCCATAGCAGGCGGCCATGGTAGATTGAGTTTCGTTCGGCCTCGGAGACTCCCGATTCCAGATCGGCAATGTCGGCCGCAGAGTAGAAGATTGTGACGGTTGAGCCGCTTACGGTTATGGTGCCAGTATCAACGGGCGTTTCTGAGTTTGCAATCCTTCGGATCTCAAATACAAACGTTGAGCCAGTCAAGTTGACGGGAATTCCATTCGCTTGAATCTCAAACGATTCCCGAAAATCGGCCCCTACTTCAAAGATAAAAGTAGCCCTGGCAGAGTTGCGGCCAAATTCCATGGTATCGCCTTAGTTGCAATGGAAGCGGATTGCAAATCCGCCATCGTGGGTTCAACTCCCACCGGAGCCTCTCACCCCCCTACGCAGGGGGGCAACGTGTAGCGGACTCGTAGTCCGCTTCACCAAATGGTAACGCGTTCAGGATGCAAATGGAATCGTCTTTCCGTTTGTAGTTTGTCTCGTTATAGTTGGGGTATGATATCAGTGGCATCCAACGAAACCGAAGTTTTGATTCAGGAACTCGCCGACCTTCTCAACGAAGCTTGCGAGCAGGGCGACAACGTTGCGGCCATTGCTAAGCGGGCGGGAGTTTCAAGACCCGATTTGAGCCGCCTGCGAAATATGAGCCATACACACTACCCCAACGTTGAAACACTCGTACGGATTGCTTCGGCCCTTGGGAAAAAAATCAGCATCCACACCTAAGCCCTATTGCGTGGCCGTGTGAAGATTCATACACTTACCCGCGAGGGTAGTTTCTAGCCGAGTTGCTTCGGCCTTCCCTCAAATCCACTACTTGGATGGGTTGCGGGGGATCTATGAAGGCGGAAACGTCAACGGATTTGAGGGCCGCCTATGGGCTTTCCGAGATGTTGCTACGTGATTTCTTTACCGCTTTGTATATCAACAGGCCCCGCGTTCAATCGCCGCGAACAAGGGAGTTTTATCGTGACGAAATTTCGAAATTGGATCGCCACCATGGCGAGCCGGTGGCGTTGTCAGGCCTTAGCGAAGCGTTGGTTCTTTCTAGTTGTCGCTCGCAACTACTGGCAGGCCGAAGCTATGCAACGGTGCAGAAGCATCAGACAGCAATCAGGGCGCTTTGGGCCTACGCTTTTCGCAAGTCGTCCCAAATGTCCATTGCGGTTGCATCGGTGCCAGACTTCGAGAGGTGGCCGGTCTACGATCGCGAGCCGATCAGTTATTCGGGAGATGAACTTTCTAGAATACTCCAGAGCGCCTTACGCCAAACTGGCAACTACGGTGCGACAAGTGCGGGCGTTTTCTGGCCCGCTATAATTCTCACAGCATACGAAACGGGTTGTAGGATCTCGGCCAT